AGTGCAGGGTGACGAAACAGACGACTACGGTCTTCTAGCAGCATATTCTTTCCTAGGTCAAAGTTCAGCAGCGTACATTGTACGTGCAAACATTGACACCGCAGCACTACGCCCACGATCAAGCGAACCAGTAGGACCGGCTGCAAATAACACATACTGGCTAAACCCAAGCAGTTCAAGTTATGGTATATTCCAATATACCATTGGTGGCTGGCAGCTAGTAGAACCTACATTAGAAGTAACAGCAGGCGGACTTCCAACTGCAACACCAGTTGATGGTGAATTCCTTGTAGTTCTTGATAACGGTACAACATCAACAGAAATCTCATACTGGATTGGTGAGAGCGGCAACTGGGTAGCACTTGACTCATCATGGGCTACAGGTACAGCAACATTTGCCCCACACTATAATGAGCCAGTAGGAGCAGTTGTGGGTGATGTTTGGATTAAAACAACACAGCCTGGCGTAGGACTAGATCTCGATCTACGCCTATACACATCATCAGTTGGTGATTTTATCGCACAACAAATACTTTATGTGCAATCAAGTGGCCCAGCAGGAGACAACACAGATACATTCCAAGACGGCAGTCTTCCAGCAGCAAGAACATTTGTTGAAGGAGATATCTGGATTGAAGTCATGGATGGCGCTCTAAACATCACACGCTGGGATAGTTCAAACACAGAATGGGACGATGTTGCTACTGATGATTCAGTTGCAACAGGGGGCTTCACAATGATAGTGTCGGGTGCAGAACCAACTGGTTCTCCAGAAGACGGTACTATCTGGTTTGACTCAGACATTAACGAATTGGCTATCTTTGAAGTAACAATCGACGGCGGCGAACAAAAATGGATGCGAGTAAATGAGGTATCATATAGCACAGTTGCTCCATCAGGCGCAACCGCTGGTGACTATTGGGTAGACACAGGAGCAGCAACATCTTATCCTTCACTTTATCGCTATAACGGCAGTGCATGGGTAGCAAAAGACAACACTGATCAGTCAACAAGTGCAGGTGTTGTTTTTGGTGATATCACAGCAAATGACGTAGTGGCAGGCGATTTCGTCGCACACGGTGCAGTATTAACTGATGGTCCAAGTCCACTAATATATCCAGTTGGCACAACAGGAATCAACATGTGCCGTTCAGGTGGCACAGTTCGCATTTACAATGATTCACTAGACGGCGATTGGAAGTGGCGTAATCTAGCAGGCAACCAAGCAGACGGTTCAGGATCATTTGGTCGTGCAGCACAGCGCAAGGTTATTGTTGCTGCGATGCAGGCAAGTGCAAGCGGTACAGAACTACGCGAAGACACTGTACAATTCCGTCTAATTGCTGCACCTGGTTATCCAGAACTATTTGACGAAATGGTAACACTAAATGCTGATCGCAATGAAACAGCATTTGTTATTGTAGACGCACCGTTGCGTGTTAACCCAACACAGGCTATTGCATGGGTACAGGGTACAAACGCAATTGAAAATGGTGAAGATGGTCTAGTAGGACGCAACACATATGCGGCAGCATATTACCCAAGTGTTCTAACAACTAACCCAGCGACTGGCGACAGTGTAGTTGCTCCAGCATCACATGCTGTTCTATATACATATGCATACAGTGATAACGTAAGTTATCAGTGGTTTGCACCAGCTGGTCTAACACGCGGTGTTGTACAAAACGCATCAAATGTTGGTTACATCAACGGTGAAGGTGAATTTGCAGCAGTATCACTAACACAGGGTTCACGTGACGTAATGTATGAAAACAAGCTAAACCCAATTGCTCGTTTCCCAGCAGAAGGCATCATCGTGTTTGGTCAGAAGACACTAGCAGCAGGCGCAAGCGCACTAGACCGTGTAAACGTAGCACGTCTAACAGCTTACCTACGTGAGCGCTTTGCAGTTATTGGTCGTCCATACTTGTTCGAACCAAACGACACAAACACACGTAAGAACGCAAAAGGCACATTTGATGGCTTCATGGGCAACATCCTAGCACAACGTGGCATATATGACTTTGCTGTTGTGTGTGATGAAACAAACAACACACCAGCACGTATTGACCGTAATGAGCTATGGATTGACGTTGCAATTGAACCAACAAAAGCAGCGGAATTCATCTACATTCCAATCCGCATTGTTAACACAGGCGAACTAAGCTAAAGTATAGCTTTATAAAATATAACAAGTAGGGTAGTAGAAATACTGCCCTATTTTTTTGAACAAAAAGCATAAATACATTATATAAAACAAACCTTAAAGGAGATTTATAAATGGCTGTAACAGTTAACTTTGGTGTCCCAACAGAACAGACTGGTGGCACACTCATGCCAAAACTACAATACCGCTTCCGCGTGTCATTCACAAACTTGGGCGGACAAGGCACAACTGGCTCACTAGTAACACGTAACGTAGTAAGCGTTACTCGCCCAGCATTGGATCACGAAGACGTAACAGTTGATGTATACAACTCAAAGATCAGACTAGCTGGCAAACACACATGGCAAGACGTAACACTTGTAATTCGCGACGATGTTAATAGCGATGTTATGACACTGCTAGGCAACCAGATGGCTCGCCAAGTAAACCATGCAACACAAGCATCAGCAAAAGCTGGCGAAGATTACAAATTCGGTATGAAAATCGAAATGCTTGACGGTTCACAAACAGACAACGTAATTGATACATGGACATTAGCAGGTTGCTTTATTCCAAGTATTCAGTACGGTGATCTAAACTATGCAACAAGTGACGTAGTGCAAATTACTGCAACTATTCGTTATGATAACGCATCAAACGAAGGTAAAGGTTCAGACGTTCTAGCAAAAGGAACACCTGGCAAGGGCAGCGTAGCACCTGGCGCAAACAATTAATACAGGCTTTGAATTATGAGCGGATTTCTAGGAGGAGCAGCATCGTATATCTATAGCCAGAGCGAAGCAGGTAGCACCAGCACACAGTCATTTATTCCTAGAAGTAAGTTTCAATTCGAAACTAAGATTTATCACAAGGGGAGTAGCGTGCCTACTCCCTTTGTTTTGAATAGAATTTCAGAAATATCAATGCCAACTGTAATTTTTAAAACAGTTATGATGAATCAATACAACAAAAAACGTTTGGCGAATACGGGCGTTGAGTATCAACCTATATCTATTAATGCCTACGATACCCGTGATGCACAAATAGAAAAGTTTTTAAAAGAATATGCAGAATATTATTATGAGGGTACTATGAATGACCAGACTGGACGTGTGCAAAGTATTGACGACATAATAAGTCCAGATTTTTATGGTGGCACGAGCGGGCGTGGTTTGAAATTGCTAGAAAGCAGATTTTTTATGACAAAGATAGAAATCAGACGATGGTCAAGCCCAAGTGATGATAACCTAATAACATTATGGAACCCGCTGATTACTGCTATACAAGGCGATACTCTAAGCTATAGTGATAGCAACCCTGTACAGTACAGAATTGAAATAGCATATGAGGGATATGATATTCACACATCTAGATCTGGCCGCACCGGACGTTAAGGAATAGCCAATGGCAAAATTTCAAAATGGTGAATACATTCCTCAAAATCCAAGTAAATATATAGGCAAAGGAACTCCGCGATATAGAAGCGGATGGGAATTAGCAGTATTTCGTATGTGTGATAACCACCCTGCTATACTAGGTTGGGGAAGTGAAACTCATCGTATACCATATAGGCATCCTATCACGGGAAAACAAACAACATATGTTCCAGATTTGCTAATGGTATATCAGGATCGTAGTGGGCAGAAACGTGCTGAAATGGTTGAAATAAAACCAAGTAAGCAAATATTAGGGGAAGCCCGTTCACAGATGGAAAAGGCGCAAGCAGTTATTAATGCAGCAAAATGGGAAGCAGCACGTGCATGGTGTAAAAGTCAAGGATTGGGCTTCCGCATTATTACTGAAAAAGAAATATTCAATAAACCACAGGGATCTAAAAGGAAGAAAAAGTGATCTATAACCCCGCTGGTCCGTATATGATTGCGTTGGGTACCAGTCATACGGCTGGTATTTGTGATACATATACTATACAAGATACATTTGCAGACAAGATAGCCCGTGAATTAAATCTAGAATTAATCAAAATAGGAATTCCGGGCTGCATTAATGAAGAACTTTCATACGCATTTTTAAGATTGCAAAACAGTGGATTATTGGAAAATGAAAATTTAAAATTCTTTTTGCTTGAACCTAGACTAACAGAAACAAGTATGAGAATAGGTATAGATTCATTTTTTAATGTAAATGATGCAACAGAAATATTAGAAACTTACATTAAAAAAAGTATAGGATACACCGCGATTAAAGACAAATATAAGGATGAATTTATACGTCCATATAGATTAGTTGCAGAGTATTTTAGTTTTGTTATGAATGACAAGTCCTCTGTTGATGATAAAGTCAACAATATACTACAACTTATTAATAACAGAACAAATAAAGAATATGAAGTAGATCCAGATATAAAACGTATTATAGAAGATTATGTAAATTATTCATTGCATTATGCTGAAAGCTATGCAGAGCTTTTTAATAACATGATACACATATCAATGATTTTAAACACATTAAACTTAATAGAAGTACCTACCGCATGGATTACATTTGACGAAATGTATCGCAATAAATTACGAGGTATAGATAGAAATCTATTAATTACGGGCTACTTTAAAAATACAAAAGATACGTTAATAACAGATGGCATATGCAATAAGTATATGAACAATTCACCGCATCTATTATGTGATTGTGGACATTTAAATAGTGCAGGACACGATAGCCTGTATACAGAAATAATAGATAAAATAAAAGACATAGTTGATTTTAAATGAATATAAACATTCCAGATTCTCCCTACATGATCGCATTAGGAACAAGCCACACTGTCGGGCAATGTAATGGCGAAGTTTTAAAGGAATCATTTGTGGATTATGTGGCAAATGAATTAGGGTTAGAACTTATAAAAATAGGCATGCCAGGATGCACAAACATGGAACTACTTTTTTCATTTAACAAACTATTCAATAACGGATTTATTAACAATAAAAACATGAAACTGTTTTTACTTGAGCCCAGAGTTGTAGATGCAACTATACGAATTCCGTTAGAGGGATTGTTTGATAAAGAAGATGTAAGGTCAATGATATTAGAGAATTTAAAAGAGCGTACATTTACAGAAGAAGACGCTAGCTTTAAAAGAGAATATGAAATAATAACTGCTATTTTCAATAGACATCAAATGAATTTGCCACTTGATGAAGTTTCAGCTGATATTGAACAAAATGTAAACAATTTTATAGATGGAAATTTTAAGGTAACTGATGAAACAGGATATATTCTTAAAGATTATAGTAGGTATATTTTAAATTATGCTGATACTTATATGCAAACCATGGATAATTTAATAATAGTAAATTCGATATTAAATCATCTAGAATCTTTGTCAAAAAAGTATTTCTGGCTAACGTTTAGTGTATTTAATGATAAGCATGAAATAGTATCAAATGAACTTATTAATTCCAAGTTACATCACAGACTCTTAAGAAAGTCTATAACCAAAGAATATCAAACAGTGTTGGCAAACAAAAATTTATTATGTGAATGTGAGCATATGAATGAAGCTGGGCATAGGCATTTGTATACGCTGATAATAGACAAGATAAAGGAAGGCTACTATGACAAAACGACTTGAAGAAGAATTCAATCTTCCTCCAATTGAAGACATCGAATTTAATTATGATGATGAGGAAGAGGACACTGAGCCTACATTAGAGGAAGTGCAAAATGAAATAGCACTATATAAAAATGAAATGGCAATAGCTGAGAAGGTAGATGCTGCCCTTCCACTTGTTCAGGGTTTAGAAGAGCTAGACAAAGAAATGGACGAATACGCTACTAAAGCAATGAACACATTTGAAGAACTATGCGACTTAGGTAAAAATGTAGAAGATCGCCATGCAGCACCAGTATTTGATAGTGCTAGTAAAATGTTAGCAGCCGCTATACAAGCTAAACAAGCAAAAATGGATAAAAAGCTGAAGATGGTTGAATTGCAGATGCGTAAACAACGTTTGGATATGCAGGAAAAAGAACTACAACTTAAAATTAAAAAAGCAAATGAAGCTGATGACGAACTTGATAGTCCAGCCATAGAAGGCAAGATTGTAGGTGATCGTGCTAGTATGATTGCAGAAATTATGTCGAAAATGAAACAAAACGATAAATAGTAATACTAGGAGACATGGCCATGAAATCTTTTAAATCATACTTGCAGGAATCTGCAAAAACATACACATATAGAATTAAGTTAGCAAAAGAGTTAACAAACGAAGAATTTGACCGCATTGAACGTCACTTAGTAAAGTACAACGTTCAAAAGTTCGGCGCACCAAAGAAACTAATGTTACAATCAACACCATACGATTTCCCACAACTGCGTGGTTATGAGATTCATGTTGTTGAGTTCACTACAACTATTCCAGCAAGTGCATATCAAATTCAAACAGAGATTCAAAATTTAATTGGTATTAGCGACGGCTTTATGAAAGTACGCAGTGACCAAGAGCCATTAGAAAAAGCAGAGCAAGCAGAACAAGCTGGTGAAGTTGTAAAGAGCCTCCTAGAAGATCCAGACTACAGTGAAGCAGAAACTGTTAAGGCTGAAGATTATTATGGCGACAAATATAACACAAAGTTTGTACAAGAGCTACTAAAGCTACGCAAAGAGAAGGAAAAAGACAATGAATGATCTAGCCAGAATACTAGGTCTTGCAGGTCTAGCTACGGAAAAGAGCGTAGCAGCGCCAGCAGATCGTGAACTAAAAGAACAAGATGGTTGCCCATGCGGCGGCGGCGGACATTGCAAGTGTAGTGGTGATTGCCCAGATTGTAATTGCCATGGCAATAATGAATGGGATGAATCAGTGGTAAACAAAGCAAAAGATCCTGTAGGAGAAGCATCAAAACCAGATTTCCTTGATGTTGATGGTGACGGCGATCGTGAGGAATCATGGAAAGATGCTGAAGAAGATAAAGAAGAACTTGACGAAGCAACGGCAAAAATTGCGTGCCTAACGTGTGATGAAGTTTCAACAGCAAAAGCATGGGAAAAGAATCACGGATTCTGCCCTAAGTGCAAAACTTCAAGTCAGGGCGTAGCAGAGTCAATTGAAGAAGATGACGAGCTTACTGAATCACCAACAATGGACACCACGCAACTAGTAATTATGATGCGTAATGCTGGACTAAGCGAAGAAGTTATCTCACAAAAACTAGACGAATGGGCAAATACGCCAGAGGGCGTTGGCGAGGTAGAACCAACAGCACATGGCGATGCATATGATTTCGCACAGAGTGTTAACCTAAGTCTAAAGCGTTACCTAGATGCGCAGGATATGAACGTGCAAGTTACTGAACACAAAGTTGAGAACATGAAAGCACTTTATGAAGCACACAAAGCAAAGAAATAAGTCCTACTGATAGGGCGGGCCAAAATAGCACCTGCGGGTGCTATTTTTTTGGATAAATATTATTATGGCTAGAGGAACAGCAGATACAAAATTAGTTAAAGATCCGTATCAGAGAGAAACATATACCCCAGAGCAAATCCTAGAGATAGCAAAGTGTGTAGCGGATCCCAAATACTTTATGACAGAACATTGTTGGATTCAACACCCTACAAAGGGACGTATG